CGGGATCACGGCAGTAAGGGCTGATGGAACGCATAGCCCCGCGTTCAACGTCGGCGGAACCGGCATAAAGCGCGGTGTGCTCATTGACGGAGTTCCGGCGCGGGCTTGCAGTGCGATCCCCACCGGCACCATCAACATCGACGCAGTGTTCGAAGACCTTGAGGTGCGTCCGATGGATGGCAATGCCATGTCCGTCGGTAAGCCATCGCTTGCAGACGGATCGGCCGGCTTCTCGGGCGCGTACATCAACATCCGAGGGTCGGGTCGCGTCAAGCATCTGACGATCAGCGGCAATCGCCGCATGCGCGGCAACAATCAACTGCCGGTGACGCTCGGCACTGGCTCGGCGGTAACGCCGAACATTCTCCAGCTAGAGGGTGCCACGTCGCAAGTCGACCATCTTTCATGGGTCGGCGGGGTCTTGGATGACATCAGCGCGAGCGGGACCAAGATCGTCGGTGTGCGGAACGTCGGGGTGCTGACGCTGGCCGAAATTGCCAACGTGCGGCAGCTGGCCGGCGATGCGTTCTGGCGGCAGTTCACCAACAGCAATGCTGCTACTCAGGTGTACCTCTCCAACGTCGATGTTGATGCGACCTACCTGTTTGCGACAGACGTTGCCATCGCGGTGGTCAAGCTCGCAGGTACACGAATGAGGACAGGTACGGCGTTCCACTTGGGTGCGTCGTCAGGCACCTATCGCATAGACGCGGTGGGGTGTACGTTCGATGCGCGGTTTGTGCGCAACGCATTGGGCAGCCCGACCATCACCGTTCGCGCCGTGGCGTCGTCGGCAGGGACACCGCTGCAAGTGGACGCCGGCACTCCGTCGATCCGACTGGGCGGCGACTGGGATATGTCTGTGGATGGCAGTTTGCTGGACGCCACCGTAACCAACCACGCCCCAGGAGCGAAGTTCTACAACACCAGCGCGTCGGCTTTCTCGTCGGTGGGCGTTGGCGCGTTGGTTCGCGGGGCCACCACGTTCACGCGCGTGGCTTTGTAAGGGGCACAAATGGCATTCACCGCCCCCACCCCCTGACCCAAGAACAGCGCCCCAGGCGCGGCCTCACCACATCACCGCAATCAACAGGACCACAAGCATGGCCGAGCCCGACAAGCCCGATACAAGCATGGCAAGGTTCGGGCTTCATCAACTCTTGCGCGACACGCCATGACAAGGACTGTCAACCTCGACGCCGACCTGCTGAACACCATGACGCCCGAGGAACGGGCCGAGATCGAAGGTGCGGATGACGCCGAGCGCGCCTCGCTGCTGGCTGCCGGCGCCGAGAAAGATCCGGTGCACGGCGCCGACAAGGACATCCCGGGCGACCGCACGCCGGACGAGATCGCCGCCGACGACAAGGACGAAGACGAGAGCGCGGGATCCGCGACGCCCGAGGCCGCGGACGCCGCGCCCGCAGAAGCCGCGCCCGCCGAAGGCGCCGCCCAGGCCGCGGAAGCCGCGCCGGCTGTCGATGGCGCCGCCGCAGAGTCCGCACCGGAAGCCGCGGAACCGGCGCCCGTTGGCGCCACGCCGGCGCTTCGCCCAAGCTACACCTACGAACTGCCCGCCGACTTCGAGGAGCGCGCCGCGGACGTGCGCACGCAGCGCGAGTCGCTGCTGGACCGCTACGACGCCGGGGAGCTGACGCGCGAGGAACTGCGCTCGGAGCAGGCGAAGCTGGACGATCAGGCACGCGAGCTGGACAGCATGCGCAACCGCGCCGACATCGCGCGAGACATGCGCGAGCAGACCTTGCAGCATCGCAAGCAGGCCGCGATCGACACGCTGTTCGACAACGCCGCGAAGCCGGAGTTTGGTGGCGTGGACTATCGCTCCGATCAAGGCAAGTTCCGCGATCTGGACGCCTTCGTCAAGGTACTGGCCGCCGACGATGCCAACGCCGAGAAGCCTCTGGAGTGGTTCCTGAACGAGGCGCACCGCCGGGTGCGCGCGCTTCACGGCATCGCTCAGGCGCCGGCACCCGCAGCGCCCGCCGCGCCCGCCAATGCCACGCCCGCCCAGGCCAAGGCTGCCGCGGCCGCAAAGCGCCGCCCCGAGATTCCGCAGGGCGTGGACTTGTCGGCCGTGCCAGGCGGCGGTGACGCCAGCGATGTCGGTGGAGAGTTCGCCGATGTCATGGATCTGGAAGGCGAAGCCTACGAGGACGCGATCGCCGCGATGGCCAAGTCGCAGCCGCAGCGCTTCGCGCGGTTCATGGCGCAGCACTGATGACGGCGGCCGTGCTCAAGGCTCCAGCCCCGGCCGAGCGTAGCCGGGTGCTGATGATGCTTCGACCCGGCGAGCAGTTGCGGCTGGAGCAGGCTGGCGTGGTGGTGGAGTTCACGGGCAAGAGCGGCCGTTGCGCCAGCCTGTGCATCACCGCGCCGCGCGACCTGAAGATCACGCGCCAGGGCTCTGCGGTTTCCGATACAAGCATGGCAGGATGAGTTTCGATCGGCGCGAATAGGTCGCGCGAGTTCTGGAGCGCAGGACGTGCTCCTCAAGGGTTAAACCACTGAGGAGTTTCACGATGGCCCGGTTGATCATCGGCGTCAATGACGCCAAGGCAGTCAAGAAGTACAGCGGTCTGCTGGCGTATGACACGTCGCAGAAGTCGTACTGGGGCCCGCGGTTCATGGGCCGCGGCGCCGAAGCCGAGGTTCCCGTCCAGATCTTGACGGACCTGGAGAGCGATGCTGGCGAACAGATCTTCTTCGACCTGCTGGCCGAACTGCGCGCCGCGCCGATCGAGGGCGAGGACAACCTGGCCGGCAACGAGGAAGCGCAGCGCTTCTACACCGACTCGATCTACATCGACCAGGCGCGTTTCGGGGTCAACACCGGCGGGCGCATGACCCGCAAGCGCACGCTGCACAACCTGCGCGAGAAGGCCCGTCGCCAGATGAGCAACCAGTGGTCGCGCATGATGGACGAGCAGCTGTTCATGTACGGCTGCGGCGCCCGCGGGGTGAACCCGAACTTCATGTTCCCGCTGGGCTACACCGGCCGCGCGAACAACAGCTTCGTGACGCCCGACGCGAACCACACGCTGTACGGCGGCGACAGCGGCACCGGCATCCCCACCGCGTTCAACACCATCGACGCGAACGACAAGATGGGTCTGGACACGCTGGACCGCGCCAAGACCCGTGCCGACGTGCAGGGCGGCGGCCCGACCGGCGTGCCCGTGCTGCAGCCGTGCAAGATCGACGGCAACGAGACGTTCGTGTGCGTCATGCACACCTGGCAAGAGGATGACCTGCGCAAGGCGGTGGGCACGGGCGGCTGGCTGGACATCCAGAAGGCCGCGGCCGGCGCCGATGGCCGCAACTCGCCGCTGTTCAAGGGCGGGCTGGGCATGTACCGCGGCATCGTCCTGCACTCGCACCGCAACGTCATCCGCTTCAACAACGCCGGGGCCGGCGCCAACGTCGAGGCGGCCCGCGCGCTGTTCATGGGCGCGCAGGCGATGGTGGTTGCCTTCGGCTCGCCCGGCACGAACCTGCGCTTCGACTGGCACGAGGAAACCGACGACCGCGGCGACAAGATCGTCATCACCAGCTCGTCCATCCTGGGCGTGAAGAAGACGACGTTCACGACCGACGTGGGCGCGCAGGACTTCGGCATGTTCAGCCTGGACACCGCCTGCGCCTCGCGCTGAACCGCAACGCCATCTGAGGAGAAACAGACATGGCCTTCACCAACAGCAACGACTTCATCACCGGCGCGCGGGCCTTGCGCACGCCACTCGGCCCCGAGGTGGTCGCGCAGCGCTTCACGCTGTCGATGGCCACGGGCGACCTGGCGCTGAACACGATCGGCCAGATCGGCTGGCTGCCGCCCGGATGCGTGCCGGTCGATGTGCGCGTCGACGGCACCGACATGGATACCGGAGCCGGTGCGGCCGTGTATCAGGTCGGCATCTGGGACGGCTCCAGCGCGAGTTTGTCGACGGACGCCAACGACGGCGGCGGCGCCTGGGGCGACACCGGCACGGCCGTTGCGACGGCGTTCGACAAGCAGTTGACCCGGACGCTGAACAACATGAACGGCGTGGTCAAGTCGAACAGCGCGCGTCGCCTGGGCGTCAAGGTCACGACGGCGCCGTCGACGGCCGCCGCCGGCACGCTCGGCGTGACGTTGTTCTACCGCGCGGCCTGATCGCCTCCCCTTGTCTCCTTGCGTCGGCCGGTCGGTCGGCGTTCTCAACCGGGGGGGTGTCACAGCCTCCCCGTTTTTCATCCAGCCACCGAACAGGAGGTTCTTGACCCATGAAGCTGCTCACCCGCATCCCGCCGCGCACCAATGGCACCGTGATCCTGCGCGATGAATCGCTCAAGGGGCCGATCATCTTCACCGCGGATCCGCAATCCGGGGAACTGTGCGCCGACGTGCCCGGGGATGCTCTGATCGCTCGTCTGCTGGCCAGCGGCGACTTCGAGCCGGCCGACGAAGCCGACTACGAGACCGCCGAGCGCCTGATGGATGTCGCAGCGGCGGCCGCGAAGGACGACGGCGACGACGACGAAAGCGATGATCTGCCGGTGAAGATGGTCAACGACGGCATGCCGATCGAGGCCGCCACGCCGCCGGTTCCGGCCAAGAAGCGCCCGGGTCGCCCGCGCCGCACCGTGATCTGAGCCAATCGTGAACGGCAGCGACATCATCTCGCGCGCCAGGGTGCTGCTGCACGACGCATCGGCCGCACGATGGGCCGACACCGAACTGGTGATGTGGATCAACGACGGTAACAAGTACATCGCCATCCAGCGGCCCGATGCGTGCTCGGTCAACGCGGCGATGACGTTGGTCAGCGGCACGAAGCAGTCGATCGCCGGGCTGACGCCGCCGGGGGTGCGGCTGCTGGATGTGGTCAAGACCAGTGCCGGCCGCGGCATCACGCTGGTCGACCGGCACGAACTCGACACGCATCGCCCGACGTGGCATGCCGATTCGGCCGGAGCCACCGAGAACTACGTCTACGACAACCGCGACCCCAAGACGTTCTACGTGTGGCCGCCGGCAAGCGCCGGGGCTTCGATCGACATCATCTACTCGCGCGTGCCGCTGGAGATCACGACCGGCACCCTGAGCACGGCGATGACGCTGGACGATCTGTATCTCGATGCGCTGCTGAACTACGTGATGTTCCGCGCGTATGCGAAGGATGCCGAGGCCACGCAGAACGCCAGCCTGGCGACGACGTACCTGCAGGCGTGCAACACGGCGTTGGGCGTGCGCACGGCCGCCGACGTAGCTGCGTCCCCCGACCTGAACAGTCCGGGCGGCAAGCCGTCGACCGGGGCCACGCTGGGGGGTGCCTGATGGCCGCATTGAGTGCGTTCTTCCCGTTCATCGCGCCACACGTCCCTGGAGCGCCATCGGTGGCGATTTCCGCGGCGGCGCTTCAGGGGTGCATCGAGTTCTGCGAGCGCACCTTGACGCTGCAACGCAGGCTGGCCGCCGTCGATACGGTCAGCAACCAGGCAGCCTACACGCTGACGCAGGCTGGCGAGGTGGTGGCCAAGCTGCTAGGCGCCAAGCTGGACGGCAAGCCGCTGTCGATCGTGATCCCGTCCGACGCCGATGCCGACGAAGCCATCACGCAGTCGGCCACCGCGCCGATCGAGATCGAGCTGACCGCACCGATGCAGGTGACGCTGGCGCCGCCGCCGAGCACCGCGGGCATGGATCTGGTGGTGCGTGCCGCCATGCGACCGGCGCAGACCGCGACGACGGTGGACGATGCCCTGTTCGAGCGGCACGCGATGGCAGTCGCGTACTGGGCCGTCGCGCGGCTGAAGACCGTCAACGAGGACGTGCCGTACTTCGACCGCGCCGGCGCAGAACTGGCCCTGGAGCATTTCAGTGACGCCGTGGCGGCCGAGCGTGCGCGCGTGCTGCGGAATCGAAGCCGGTCAAGCCGTCGCGCGTCGGTGCTGTGGTGCTGACATGCTGCTTGAGTTCACTCGCTTTGCCGGCGCGAATCTGGCTCTGCACCCCCTGCTGCTGCCGGACGGCCAGGGCGTCGCGTCCGTCAACTGCAACCCAGAGCGCGGCGACCTGCGCCCACTGAAGGCGCCCGACACGGTGGCGAGCGTCGCCACGACGACGACGACGATCTACCGGATGGGCCGGACGGCGCCGAGCGACACGGACTACTGGCTGGCGTGGGACGACGACGTGGATGTGGCGCGCGGGTTCGTCGCCGACGACACCGCGGAGCGCACATTCTGGACCGGCGACGGTGTGCCGAAGTGGACCGACAACTCGATCGGGCTTGGCGCGCCACCGTACCCGGACACGTCAGGCGTGCGCCTTCTCGGCGTGCCGAAGCCCAACGCCACGCCGAGCTTGACCGAAACGGTGGCCGGAACCGGGACCGACGAAACCCGGGCCTATGTCGTGGTGTGGGTCAATGACCGTGGCGAGCTGTCGATGCCGAGCACGGCGGCGACGATCACCTGCAAGCCGGGCGCGACGATCCAGATCACTCGCAACGCCACTGTGCCGACCGGAGCCTACGGGCTCGCCACATGGCGGGTCTATCGGACGATCGCCGGCAACGACGAAGACTACTTCTACGTCGGCGAGACGACCGCCGCGACGGCCACGCTGAACGACACCGGCTCCGTCAACACGGCCGATCCGTTGCCATCAGAGGACTGGGACATGCCGCCGTCCGACCTGAAGGGCCTCAAGGTGCTTTGGGGTGGGATGATGGTAGGCTTTCGAGGCAAGGAACTGTGCTTCTGCGAGCCGCTGTACCCCTTCGCCTGGCCGGCGCGGTACAGGATCGCGCTGGACGCCGACATCGTGGGCATCGCGCGCATGGGGCTGATGCTGGTGGTACTGACCGTGGATCAGCCCTACATCCTGACCGGAAGCAGTCCCGAGGCGATGAGTCCGCAGGTCGTGGAGTTCCGCCAGGCTTGCCTGTCGAAGCGTGGCATCGTCGAACTCGGCCACGGTGTCGCGTGGCCGTCGCCCGACGGACTGGCGTTCGTTGGGATCGACGGCGCGCGGCGGCTGCTGACCGATGCGCTGGCGACCCGCGACGATTGGCAGGCGCTGTCGCCGGACACGATGATCGGGGTGGCCGACGAGGGCGAGCTGCTGCTGTCCTACGGCGCGGCCGGAACGCGCGAAACCCTGATCTTCGACCCCGCGAACCCGGCTCAGGGGCTGCGGTTCTGCGATGTCGGGTTCGCCGCAGCCTACCGAGATCCGATCGCCGACGCGCTGTATGTGCTGGCCGACGACGCCTCGGGCGACGTGCAGCGCTGGGACGACGGGACTGCGCTGACCGCCACGTTCAAGTCGCGCGTGATCCGCACCTCGAGGCCGACCAACTTCGCGTGCGCGCAGATCCTGGCCGACGATTACCCGGTGACGTTCTCGCTGTGGGCCGGCGGTACGCTGATCGTGGACGGGGTTGAGATCGACGACGGCGACAACTTCAGGCTGCCCGCCGGTTTTCTCGCCGACCAGTGGCAGTTCCAGATCGAAACGATCTACCCGGTGCAGCAGGTGCTGCTGGCCCATAGCGCCGAGGAACTGAGGTCGGCGTGAGCGACCCGAAGATCCCCGACCTGCCGGACGTGGGCTCGACCCCGGACGCATGGATGCGCTTCATGGGCTCCGTGCGCGAGGTGCTGCAGGTGCGCGAAGGGCGCCGCGGCAACGTGCTCGACGAGGGCGTGACCTTCCGCGATCTGGTGGATCTTGGGATTGTGGAGCGCGGGGCGGCCGGCGGTTGGACGGGCGGGGCTGGGACGGTAGGACCGGCTGGGCCGCCTGGCGTGCAGGGGCCGCCCGGCACGCCCTACGTCCCCGACTACACCGCGCCGCCGACACCGACCGGCCTGACGGCAACCTCGATGTTCCGCGGCGCCTACGTGGAGTGGGATGCGCCGACGTACACGCAGGGACACGGGAACGCCTACACCAAAGTCTACGTCGCACAGTACGGCGGCAGTGGGCCGCTGCCCACGTTCGCCAGTGCCATTGCGACCGGGCAGGCTGGCGCCACCACGTCGATGTACGTCCACAACGCCCCGACCGGCACGCAACTGCACTTCTGGGTTGCGTTCGTGTCCGTAGACGGCGTGGAGTCCGCGGTGCCCGCGGGTGGGCTCAACGGCGCACAGATCACCATCGGGACGGTCGGCAACGTCGACCTGGGGCCGCTGATCGTGGAAGCTGGCAATCTGGCCAGCGGCGCCGTGACTGCGAGCAAGTTGGCGGCGGCGGCGGTGGAGTTGACCAAGTTCGCGTCGGGCATCGAGCCCGTGACTATCGCCACCGGCGTTCCTGGGGTCTACGCCGGCACGAAGTCGCTCTACGACACCGTGACCGGCAAGCTGTACCGCTGGAACGGCAGCGCCTACGTGGCGACGGTGCCGACCGTCGACCTGACGGGGCAGATCACGACGACGCAGATCACCGACAGCGCCATCACGACCGACAAGCTGCTGGCGAACGCCGTGACCACGGCCAAGCTCGCCGCCGGAGCCGTGACCGCGAACGAACTGGCCGCAAACAGCGTGGTGGCCGGCAAGGTCGCCGCCGGCGCCATCAGCACCGCGCAGCTGGTGGCCGGCGCCGTGACGACCGACAAGCTGCTGGTGCGTGGCAGCCAGGCCCTGAACGCCGACCCGGGGTGCGCCGACGCCAGCGCCTGGTGGCTGGCCAACATCACCATCGAGGACAACCCATCCTCGCCGTATGGCGGATCAACCCTTGAATGCGGGCATGCGACGCCAGCCACCTCATACGCGCTGAGTCTGCCGGTGCCGGTCGATGCGTCGAAGAACTACCTGGCCAGGATCTTGGCCAAGCAGTCCGGCGGCGCCGGAACGTGCTATCTGACCGTCGCGTTCTTGGACGCCAGCGGCACGAACATCTCGGGCGGGACCGGATGGCCCGCCACGGGCACGTACTTCTACTTCGGCCTGACGAACGATCAGCCTCCGGGCGCCTGGACCGAGTACAGCATCGCTTTCGGCCCGAACGAGACGGCAAAGATCCCGGCCGGCGCGGTGTACGTGCAGATTGGCGTGCTGGGGAACTACGTGATCACCAGCGCGCCGAGCTACCAGTCATTTGCCGGCCTGCGCATCACCGAGAAGGCCGGCGCCGACCTGATCGTCGATGGCTCGATCATCGCCACCAAAATCGCCGCGAACGCGATCGCCGTGGGCACGGCCGCAATCCAGAACGGCGCGATCGTCAATGCGATGATCGCCAACGCGGCGATTGATGACGCCAAGATCGCCAACTTGAGCGCGGCCAAGATCACGGCCGGCACGCTGGATGCCGCGCGCATCGGCGTGGGCACGCTGGACGCCGACCGCCTGGTGTCAGGCTCGATCACCGCGACGCAACTGTCGTCCGGCGCCGTGACGGCGGGCAAGATCAACGTCGCCAACCTGGCTGCGATCAACGCCGACCTGGGGACGATCACGGCGGGCAGTCTGACGCTCAACACCGCGGGCTACGTGCGCGCCGGGCAGACAGCGTTTGACACCGGAGCAGGTTTCTGGCTGGGCTACAGCGGCGGCGCCTACCGATTCTCCATCGGCGACGGATCCAAGGCCCTGCTGTGGGACGGCACGAACCTGAGCGTGCGCGGCGCCATTGTCGGCAACACGAACCTGAGTGGCGGGATCACCTACGACAAGATCGATTCGGTGTCAGCCTCGACGATCTCGACCGGCACGCTGAACGCCGACCGGATAGCCGCCAGCAGCATCACCGCGGCGAAGCTGTCGGTCACGTCGCTGTCGTCGGTCAGCGCCGACCTGGGCTCGATCACCGCCGGCACGATCACGCTCGACTCATCCGGCCACGTCAAGGGCGGACAGACGGCCTACAACACCGGGACGGGGTTCTTCCTCGGGTACTCAGGCGCGGCCTACAAGTTCAGCATCGGCAACCCATCGGGCAACTATCTGACCTGGGACGGCACGACCCTCAGTGTCAGCATGGGCGCCGTGGTCATGCCGGGCATCACGATCTCCGGGCTGACCGACATCGGCGGCAGCGTCGTGCACGGCTCCGACAAGCTGCTCGGCACGCGCACGGCCACGGTGAGCGGCGGCTACGGCACGCTGACCTACCAGTGGTATCTGAGCTGGAAGCGCAACACCCCGACATCGCTCAACCTCTACTTGACCGGCGCGCAAACGGCATCGTGCAGCGTCTACGCATCGTCGTCCGCGGCCGGCAACGAGACCGACGCCGAACTGGTGTGCGTGGTCACCGACCAGAACAACCGCAGTGCCGTCGGCGTGGTCGGTATCGGAGTGGTGTTCACATGACCTCGTACATCGTCACCGACAACAACGGTTTTGTCGAGCGCATGCTGCGCAACGAGCCGCAGCCTCCGCGCCTGCTTGTTGGGGAGGTCGCGCATCAGGTGCTGTGGCTGCCAACCGTCCCCGATCGCACGGTCGCCAGCGCCAGGCTGTACTACGACGCCGGAGCGCTGGCGTGGATCGACCAGCGCACATTGGCCGACCTGAAGCGCGACAAAGCCGCAGAACTGCGGGATGCCGCCAACGACAACGCGCACCGCAACATCACGGTGCTCGGTGCCGTGTTCAAGGCCGACCCCGACACGCTGGCCGACCTGGCACGCGAGGCGACCTTTGCCGCGCTGGACCGCGACGCCTACACGCTGACCTGGCGGCGAGCCAGCGGCGCCTGGGTGACGCTGACCGCAGCGCAGACCATCGGCCTGGCGCGGGCCATCCGCGACCGCGGCGAGGCCATCCGGCAGCAGTTGCGCGACAAGCTGGATGCGGTGCAGGCGGCGGCGTCGCCCGCCGAGGTTCGGGACGTGGCGTGGTTCGATCTGTGACCGCCGATGCAAGCATGGCACGCTGTCGACATTAAAGGGGAATCGGCATGAGCCTTGAGAAGTTTCGGGCCTACGGTGAGGCTGCCGGCGCCTACGTCCGCGAGCATCTGGACCCCAAGTACCTGAGTCTGAACCCTGGTACGGCGAACGGATGGGATCCCGATCGTGCCATGTGGGAGGAGCGCGGGCGCGAGGAGGCTCGCCTTCTGAACGAGTGGCGCGGAACCCTGCCGCCGGCGCAGCGCGCCGAGTTCGACGCGATGCAGAAGTTCAGCGACGAGCAGAACAAGCGCCACTTCAACACCGGGTTCAAGGCCGCTGCTGGCGCTGTCGCGCTGGGCGGGCTGGCGATGGGCGCCGGTGCGCTTGGCCTGATCGGGGCGCCGTCCGGTGCGGCTGGGGCGGCTGGCGCAGCGGTTCCTGAATCTGTGGCCGCTGGGCTTGACGCCGCCGACGCCTTGATGGCGACCGGGTTGCCAGCATCGACTGGCGTACCGGCAGCGACGGCCGCTGGGCTTGACGCCGCCGACGCCTTGATGGCGACCGGGTTGCCAGCATCGACGGCGGCCGGCGGTGGAGCCGGAGGGGGCCTGCTGTCGACATTGACAGGTGCAGCGTCCAAAGTCGGCGACCTGTTTGGCTGGGGCAACGCCCTTCTCGGGGCGGGAACGGTCGCGGGCGTGATTGGCGCGATGACCGCGGACAACGACATGCCCGCCGGCAACGAGCAGTTGCTTCAAGCCCAGTTGCGTTCGATGGGCTATCAGGAGGACGCCGCCAAGGAAGTGATGCGGCTGGCCGCAGACATGCGCGGCCAGATGGGAGAACTGCTGCCGGCGCAGAAAGAAGCGCTGCAGTTGGCCCTGGATTCCGGCAGGACGGCCTACGCGCAGTCTCAGGCCGACCGCGAATACCAGCTTGGCCAGCGCGCGAAGTTCGACGCCCAGGCCAACGCGATCAGCGGCGAGGCCGATGCGTTCAACACGCCTGCCGCCGAGCGCCAGCGGGCCGAAGCCGCAGCGGCGGGGGTTGGCAAGGCATACGCCGACGCGACGGCCGCCACCGACCGAACGCTGGCGGCCCAGGGGATCGCGCCTGGCAGTGGGCGGCAGATGGCGATCCGCGAAGCGGCCGGCGTGGATCTCGCGCGAGCCCAGGTCGGCGCCGCGAACGACGCACGCCTGGCTGCACGAAACGAGGGGCGCATGCTGCGCGACCGCGCGCTCGCGACCGTGGCGGGCGCACCCAGCGCCGCCAGCGCCCTGACGAACCAGGGCGCGCTGATCGGAACGAATCAGGTCAATAACGCCAACGCCGGAGCGAGCGGGATCTACGGCGGCTACGGTGCCCTGACCGGGCAGCAGCAGGCAGCAGCCGGAATCGGCGGCATGCTCGGCGGCAACGCCACCAGCATGTACGGTGCGCAGAACAGCCGCGACCTGGCGGCGACCGCGGCCAAGAACGCAAGCAACGAGAATCTTTGGGGCGGCATCGGCACACTGCTCGGCGGCGCGACAAAGTGGTTTCAGACCAAACCTTGAGGGGCGAGAACATGGGTCGATCTTCTGTGGGCTCGCTGCTTGAGGGGTTTGGCGCCGGCTACGACATGACCGGGCGCGTGCTGCGTGACACCGACCTGATGGGGGTTGCCCGCGACAAGTCGCTCGACGACCGGGGGAGGCAGTTGGCGATGGCGGGCATCTTCGACAAGCACGGCGAGGTGCTGCGCGGCGCGGAGATGAGGCAATCCGTGAGGCGGGACGACATTGCCGACGCCGGCCTGAAGATGAACCAGCAGAGGTTCGAGTGGGAGAAGCGCGATCAAGAAGCCCGTGCCGCCGCCCAGGCCGATGACGCCAAGTTCCGCGAATCGCAGCGTGCTGTGTTCGAGGCTTCGACCATCGGACAGCGAGCGCGAGCGTACAGCCAGGAGATGCAGAAGCATCAAGCCGCCGCGGCAGGCGCAGCCGAGGCGGCCGGTGCTGGTGACTCCACGGCCGTAGCGCCGCCGCCGCCATCGGTGCGCGCGCCGACGATCGGTGAGTCACTGGAACTGACCGCCGCCATGTTGGCCGACGCCGCCAGCAAGGGCAAGGCAGAGCCGGCGGCCTTCATCAAACTCGCCGAGATGCAGAAGCAGGTGCAGGACGAGGGGTACGGCAAGGCGTTGCAGTTGGCGCAGTCCGGTGCTCCGCTGACGCAAGTGGTTGCCGCATTCAACGGCAGCGGGCAGGTGAAGCTCGACCCGGCCTCGATCGTGAGTGACAAGACGGTCGATCGTGGCGCGGGAGTCAAGTCGCGCGTGCTGACCATGAAGGGGCCGGACGGGCAGACGATGGTGATCGACACCCTGGCCGAGTTGGACGCACTGGGCAAGGCCGACAAGGTGTTCACGAGGGCCTACGACGCAAACGCCGACCGGCGCGCGGGTGCCGCCGAGGGGCGCGCGGCTGCCGCCTACGCCGATGGCGCTTCCGAGCGCGAACTGAAGGCAAACCTCGCCAAACTGGGCCTGAAGGCCACCGACCCGAACGCGACGCCGGAACAGCGGCAGGCGGCGCGCGACCTGATGAACGAGGGGCGCGCAACCGATCAGAACGCGCCGGCCGAAGTGAAGCTGGCCCAGGCGTGGGTAAATCCTGGGTACATGCCGAACCTAAAGGCCGCATACGCAAAAATGGCGAGCCTGAAAACAAAATCGGCGCAAGCCGCCGAAGCGGAAATATTCGGGAAAGTGATCTCCGATCCGGTTATGGGGAGCGAGAAAACAGCCACGGCGGCAGCGATGGCGTATCGGCAGTTCCTGGCCAGTCAAGGTGGTGGGGGTGCGCCAGAGGAAGCAGCCGGCCCGAAGCCCGCCAGCGAAGCCGAGGCCCACGCTCACGCGAAGGAAGTCATCGCCAAGGGCGCCAACAAGCAAGTTGTGAACGCCCGATTGAAGCGTGACGGATTTGCTCCGCTACCATAAAGGTCGAAATTAACGCTGAACAACTGCAGCCCGAACTGACCAAGGCGATGCCGCCAGGCGTGACCGCAGAGGTCGTTGATGAAGACGGCCATTTGTCCGTGATGGTGCAGAACCAAGACGCCTGCGCCTTTATTGAGATCGGCGCAGACTCCACCGTGGAGCAAGCCGTGTCCGACGTGGCGAGCTACGCCAAGACGATGTAAGCCTGACCTGCTACATTGCTCCCATGAGTATTGCCGCGCTGTTTTGCCTACTGGTTGTTGGCGGTTTCGTGTTGCTTGCGGTTGGGGCGGCGGTGCATGCCGTGGTTGACGCCACAGGATCCATCACGGTTGCGGTGGCCGCGTGGGCGATTGTCTCGTTTGTCATGTTGCTTGTCTTCGCAGCAATCGAAAATTGGGTGAAGGCGCTGCTTCCACTATAAGCAGCCGCTGGCGCCCAAGAGGCGGCACCTTTACTGCCGCCGCCCGATGCAAGCATCGTACCCTAGCCGGACCTTCCTATGGGTCGTGGCATGGCTTACCTTGATGACCTGATCCCCGGCGCGAACAAGGCTACCGGGTATCTTGAAGACCTGATTCCGAAGGCGCCCGCCGGGCGCGACCTGATCCCGGGGAAAGCCGCTCCGCCGCCCGCCAAGGAGCCCGGATGGGCGGGGCGCCTGGCAGATGCTGGTTGGCAGGTCGCAAAAGACCTAGCTGCATCCGGCCTGCAGGGGCTGGTCGGCGTGGCCAAGCTCCCCGCGATGGGCCTGGACAAGGCCATCACCGGCCAGTGGGTCGGCCCGGGTGTCGCGGCCCTGAGCGACTTCGAGCAGTCCGTCGTCGACCAGAAATCGCCGATGCTGCGCGCCAAAGAGCAGGCGCGGCAGCAGAAGGCGACGGACACCGGCCGCGCCTTTCAGGAGTGGGCTGACGGCCCGATGCGCACGCACGATGGGTTGCCCGCGCGCCGCAATCCTGACGGCAGTTTCTCGACGGAATTGCTCATCACGGTCACGGACCCGCGCCTGAACGGCGGGCGGCCGACCAACATCCCGTCGCTATGGGGCGGCAAGGAACTGGACGAAAGCAGCGCCGTCACCGCGGCGCTGTCCTCGAAGCAACAGTTCCCGGCCTTCAACTCCATCGACGAGGCTGTCGGGGCGGCGCGTGCGCGTTCGGCTGCAGGCGGCGCATCGCAGAGCAGCGGGCTCGGAGCGGCCGCGCGCATTGCCGGCGAGTTCGGCACGGCCGCCTGGGAGTCGGTGAAGGATCCGACGCTGCTGACTTCGCAGCTGGCGCAGCAGGTGCCGATGCTGGCCGCGTCGCGCCTGGGTGGCCTGGCGACGAACCTGGCCGCGCGTGGCGTGGCCACGGCCGCGCCGAAGCTGGCCGCGACGGCTGCAGGCCGGGCCGCGGTGTCGGCCGCTGGCACGGCCGGCGCCGTGGGCACAGGTGCACTGCTGCAGGGCGCCGACATCGGCACCGACGCCTATCAGCGGCTGATGGCGCTGCCCGATTCTCAGTGGCAGGAGATTCCGCAGTACGCCGAACTGGCGAAGGAGATCGGGCCGGATGCCGCGAAGTCGCGTCTCGCGTCCGACAAGGCTTTCGTCGCCGCGCTGCAGGCCGGCGCCGCGTCCGTGCTGTCCACCGCGCTGCCGGGCGGCGCGTCCGTCGAGCGCGCACTGGTCGGCAAGGGCCTGACCGGCGCCAGCATCCCGCGCGCAGCCGGCAAGGCCTTCGTCGGCGAGGCGGTGCAGGAGGGCGTGGAAGAAGGCTACGGCGCGCTCGCCGGCAACGAAGCCGTGCGCCAGGTCAACCCCGCGCAGGATCTCGCCGAGGGCGTGGGCTCCGCGGCTGGCCAGGGCTTCGCGCTGGGCGGCCTGATGGGTGGCGGTGCCGCCGGCATTTCCACGGCGCGCGACCTGCGCGACCAGACCCGCCGCGGCCCGCAGCCGGCCGACACCGGCGCCGTGCCCGCCGCCGACCTGCTGGGCAAGCCTGAACTGAGCGACGCCGAGAAGGCACTGACGGCCGACCCGACGCCGCCGCGGCCCGAGCGCATCGCCGCCGTGCCGGGCGCCCCGACGCGCTTCTCCACCGAAGCCGGCGCGCAGTTGGAGGGCCAGTACGCGCTGGTCGAGGCCGACCAGGCGCTTGCCTCGCACGACACCGAACTGCGGCCCAATACCGCCTATCCGGCCGAACTGCAGCCCCGGGACCGCACCCGGGCCGCCAGCGAGGCGCAGATCGCCAGCATCGTCGGCAAGTTGGATCCGGCCCGGCTGGGCCAGTCGGCCACGGCCGGCGACGGCGCGCCGATCATCGGCGAGGACGGCCTGGTGGAGTCAGGAAACGCCCGCACGATCGCCCTGCAGCGCGTCTACCGCGCCAACGGCCAGAAGGCCGCCGACTACAAGGCATGGCTGCGCGACAACGCCGCGGCCTTCGGCCTGACGCCGGAAGCCGTCGACGGCATGCAGCAGCCCATGCTGGTGCGCGTGCGCTCGACGCCGGTGAACCGCGCCGAGTTCGCCCGCCAGGCCAATGCCTCGACCGTGGCGCAAATGTCGCCGCTGGAGCAGGCCCGGTCGGATGCCGCGCGCATCGACTCGATGGACGACCTGCGGCCGGACGAGCAGGGCGACTTCCAGGCGTCGCGCGACTTCATCCGCCGCTTCGTCGGCCGGCTGCCCGCCACCGAGCAGGCCGGGATGATCGACGCCGGCGGCGCGCTGTCGAGCAGCGGCTACGCCCGGGTGCGCAATGCCGTCCTGGCCAAGGCCTACGGCGACTCGCCGGTGCTCGCGCGCATGGTCGAGTCGATGGACGACAACCTGCGCAACGTCAGCCGCGCGATGATGATCGCCGCGCCGCGCGTCGCGCAGGTGCGCAGCATGGTCGAGGCCGGCCGGCTGCACGCCGCCGACATCACGCCGGATCTCGTCGCCGCTGTGTCGGAGCTGGAGCGCATCAAGCAGCGCGGCGGCAGCGTGCAGGACGCGCTCGCGCAGCGCGGGCTGACCGGCGACCGCTACACGCCCGAGCAACGCACGCTGCTGGAGTTCCTGAACGAGAACCTGCGCCGGCCGCGCAAGATCGCCGACTTCCTGGGCGCCTACGCTGACGCGCTCGAGGCTGCCGGCGACCCGAACCAGGGCAACCTGCTGGGTGAGACGGCCGCGCCAACTGTCAAGGATCTCTTGCAAGTTGCCGAGCGCGAGACGACAAGCGCCGTGCCTGCGGCGGACCTGCTATCACAGCCGGAGCCGGTGGATGTCCCCGCCGCCCCCGCCGCCCCCGCCGTCCCCAATACCAAGGCCCAGACCGAGCAACCGGCGGCAGTTGCCGAGACTGCTGCGAAGCCTGTGGTCGCGGCGCTCGATGCGGAGCGTGAAGCGCCCGCTGGCGAGGCGCAAGGCCGGTTTGATCCGCAAGGCGCGCAACCCGGAACGCCGGAATACGAGGCTGCATTTGAGGCATGGACGCAGCGCAAGTCTGACGACAAGGCCGCGTCCGAAAGGCAGCGCCAACGCAGTGAGAACCAAGCCGCCATCGACAAGCGCAACGCATGGCGAAAGCGCGTGCGTGATTGGTTTGTGGCCGCCAAGGACGGCGACACCATCACCGACACCGGCACCGAGGTGACGTACAAGGTGGTGGTCAAGAAGCGCGCGACAGGGCAGATCGTCAAGAGCTTGGTGGCTGTGGACAAAAACGGGCAACCGCTGCCAGATGGCCGCGCTGGGACTGGCATTGCCGTGGTCGATGGCCGCGTGGATGGCCTTGATGACGCCTCGCTCGATCAAGATACAGGAAGCACGACGCCAGAGACGGCGCCCATGTCGTTTGCTGCTAATCTCGGCTTTCTTCTGGAATCCGGCGGCGCCGTGACGGCATCCGCGCCCCCTGCGGAGCCCGTTGCAGTTGCCAGTCAAGTGGAGAGTCCCGCCACGGCGGCAACGCTGGACGAGGCGGCGCATGAAGCCGCGACTTCGCCCAAGAACGACCTGCCGCAGCCCACGGAAGCCCAGAAGGAGGCCGGGAACTACCAGAAGGGCCACGTCACGCTGAACGGCCTGGACCTGAGCATCGAGAACCCGGCCGGCTCCACGCGCAGCGGAGTGGACCGCGGCGGCAAGGCGTGGTCGATCACGATGCGCAGCCACTACGGCTACGTGAAGGGCAGCCAGGGCGCCGACAAGGACCACATCGACGTGTTCGTGAAGTCTGGCACGCCGCTCGACTACAGCGGCCCGGTGTTCGTCATCGACCAGAAGCACCCGGACAGCGGCAAGTTCGACGAGCACAAGGCGATGATCGGCTTCAAGACCGGGGCTGAGGCGCGGGCCGCCTACGACG